GAGTGCGTTGTAGTCATTGTATAAATTGCAAAATTCACCGTGCACAGGAATGGTGCTTAAGACTTGAAATGGAGTCTAAATATTGGCAAGATTGTTGCTTTGTTACTTTGACTTATAATGATGAAAACCTTCCCCGGCATATAATAGACGGTCACCTTTTTTATACAGATGAAGAAATCAAAGAACATCCGGAATTGTCTTATATTTATGAGCCTACTCTTCACGATAAGCATCTTACTCTTTTCTTTAAGCGCTTGCGCAAGCAGCTTGAAAGTAAAATTAGGTACTATGCAGTTGGAGAATATGGAACTAGATTCGGACGTCCACACTATCACATGATTATTTTTGGTCTTTCCGGAACTGTAGCTAATGCGCAGCTTATAGCTAAGTGTTGGAATTATGGTTTTGTAGATGTTAGGCATTTTTTTAAAGAAACATGTTCTTACATTGCCGGTTATGTCCAGAAGAAGTTATATGGACGTGAAAAATATTTGTTTAAATTGCCTGAGTTCATGCGTTGCTCACAGCATCTTGGTGAACAATGGTTGTTTGATCATATCAATGAATTTGATAATGAGCATCCGTATATTAATCATAATGGTTTTCAGTATGGTATTCCGAGACAGTTTAGGAAAATTTTGATTTCTAAAGGAAAATTAGAGGAAACTTCGTTAATTAAGACTGCATTACTACAGAAAAAGGAATATGTTGATTTGTGTAATGATTTAGACATGAAGAATACTACTTTATCTGAGTTTTTCAGGCATCGTCAGAAAGTCGCTTTTGAAAAGGAAAAGCGAAAACTTAATAAACGTAATAAGACAGGAGACATTTAATGTATACGGCAAATATTTATTATCTTTTGGATACTGTTTCTGAGACTATTCTTGGTTCTTTTGAAGCAAAGTCAGATGCTATGGCACGTAGGATTCTTGACACTTTTGATTTTGATAAGGCTAAACTTTCTAGGAATGATTGTATGGTCGTTGTTTATAATCCTCCAATTAGTCGTCTTGAAAGTTTTGAAGAAGTTAACAACTCTCAGTTTACTAAAGATTGTACATATCTTTTAGTACAGGAAGTTATTGATTTTGGGGGAAAGACTAATGGATGATAGAGTTTCTTTTTTAAAATTGATGCTTACTGATAAGATTCAGAGTCTTATTCAAATTGTTTATAAAGATATTGATAAGTTTTTTGATACTTTTCATAAGCAGTCGAATTTTAATTATGACGAGTTGTTCTCTATTATTCGCTCTGTTGAATATGCAGTAGATGCTTATGACGAAATGAGGAGTTGTAAAAAATGAATAAAGAATTTGTATTTTATGTTGTTAAGAGAAAGTTTATTGATGGTGAATGGTATGAGCAGAAAACAAAGTTTGATAGCTTTGAAGGAATGGTAGAGTTCTTGAGAAATCTTCCTTCTGGTACTTATTCTGTATCATGGTTTGAAAAGAATTAACCTGTCGTTGACAGTTTATTAATTTATTTTGGGACACTACATCTTCTTGTGGTGTCCCTTTTTATTGAGGTTTAAATGAAAAGAATTTTTCAGGGAGTGGCCGGTAATAATCCGAGCCTTAATCGTTTTGATTTGAGTTATACGAATACTCTTTCTATGTCATTCGGTTATTTATATCCGGTACAGTGCGATGAAGTATATCCGGGAGACGTTTTTAAGATGTCTTGCTATTGTCATGCCGAACTTATGCCTCTTGTCGCTCCTGTCATGTCTGATATTCAGATGTTTGCGCATACATTTTTTGTGCCATATCGTTTGATTTATGGTGTGGATAATGAAGATGGCAAATCTATTTTTGAGAAGTTTATAACAGGTGGTGAAGATGGAGACTATGTAACTCCACTTCCTTCATGGTCCCCGACTTGGACGAAGGTTGGTTTTTCAAGTCTTAAAATTTGGGACTATGTGGGTAATCCGATTTCTTATACTGCCCCGGTTGCTCCGGCTACAGAGCCTACTTGGGCTCCTATTGTACCCGGTGGACTTGATGTTTCTATAGCTCCGAAGTATGCATATAATTTTATTTACAACAACTATTATAGAGACGAAAATCTTGTTTCTGAGGTATCACTTGATAATGAAGACCTTTTGAAGGCTGCATTTAAGAAAGATTATTTTACTTCAGCACTTCTTCAGCAGCAGCGTGGAACAGCTCCGGCACTTCCTGTAGATGTAAATTTTAATTTTTCTAGTGGTTATGATTATGGTTTTCTTTTTAGTAATGATGTTGGTATTACTGGTAATTCTGTTTCTGTTTATGGTTATAATACTGAGGATCCAGATATTCATGTCCCGGGTAGTCCTGTTTTTGTAAATAATGATGGATCTCTTAGTTCTTCTTTTGATCCTAGTGATTATAATAGGCTTGCTATTCAAGGTGGTTCTCTTACAGGTTCTGTTACTAATTTAGGCGTTGGCATTAATGGTAATGGTCTTAATTATACTTCTAGATGGAATGATGCTATAAAAGCTACTACATTTACAGTATCTGATATGCGTCTTGCTTTTGCAATTCAGCGTATGATGGAGCTTAACGAGAGAGCCGGAGTCAGGTTCACCGAGTGGTTGGGCGCCCATTTCAATGCCCATCCGACAGATGCAAGACTTGACAGACCTGAATATATTGGTGGCGCGTTGCTTAATGTTACTGTGTCTCCTTTGACTCAGAACTCCGAGTCTGCTACTACCCCACAGGGTACTAAGGTAGGTATTGGTCGTGTTGATTCTGTGCAGAAGCTTGGTAATTATCGTGTTCTCGAGCATGGTCTTATTATGACTCTCGTATCAATTAGACCTAAGCCGATTTATAAACAGGGTATTAATAGACAGTGGCTTAGACAGGTTAAGGAAGATTATTACATTCCGGAACTTGCTTATCTTTCTGAACAGGGTATTTATAATGCTGAGCTTTATGTTGACGGTACTTCCGGCTCTGGTAATGATGATGACATTTTCGGTTATCAGGCTCGTTGGAATGAATTGCGTTGCAAGAATAACCTTGTATCCGGTGCAGTAAGAGAACAGTTTGATTATTGGACTCTTGCAAGAGATTTTGCCTCAAGGCCTCATCTTAATCAGGATTTCATAGAAATTGATAAGGGAGATTTTAATCATATTTTCGCTGTTCAGGATGAAGATAGTTTTATTGTTTCTTGGTCAAATCTTATTGATGCTTATAGACCGATTCCGGCTATGGGTGTTCCTGGTCTTGTTGACCATGTTTATGGAGGTAGTTATTGATGCCTATAATTTATACTATGTTCAATCGCGCGCAGCGCGAGAATGAAAACAAGATTTATGATTGCCATGATAATGTTGATAGGCTTTCATATGTCGATAATGCGCAGCTTATCAAAAGATTTGTCCTTGAAGGTAAAAATCTTGCTGTCGCACGTGCTCAGGCTCTCAAGTCCGGTATGTATTCCGGAGACCTTAAAGAGATTTACTTTGATGATGATGGCCTTGCTATGCCGGTATACGAAAGTGATCCGGTTGTAGCGCAGCCAATTATTGAGCGAGCTTCTTCCTCTCTCTCTGCAAAGAAGAAGGCCGTTCATGAGGCTATGAGCGCTAACAAATTAAATGAGTGCGATGTGCCGAATCCGACGGCCGATTCTTCTGCTGCGAAAGCAGCAGAGTAATGGTGAGCAAGTATCGTCTTGCGAAGTTGCCCCGGTTTTAACTTGAGTTATAAGGGGCAACTGACACCACGAAGTGCGTGTCACCTCTCGGCGCTACAGCGCCGTAGTCTTTATGGGGGTGTTAGGGGGAAAGCGAGTAGCGCCTTAAGCGGCGCGGTTCGAGCGTACCCCCTAACAGTAAAAGGAATTTTTTTTTATGATTGGACAGATTATTGCAGGCCTTGCTGGTGCTGCCTCTAATGCCTATTCTGCTAACCTTGCCTATAAAGGCCAACAGGAAGCTAATCAGATTAATAGAGAGATTGCTAGTCAGAATATAGCTTTTCAGCAGCGAGAAAACGATATTACTCGTATGAGAGAAGATAACGCTATTCAGCGCGCTGCACTTGATATGCAAGCTGCCGGATTGTCGAAAACTCTTGCTGCCGGAAATCCTGCTTCTGCTGCTGCTTTAACAGCCCCTCAGAATAACTATCAGCATGTAAGCCCTATGGAAAAGATTGCTGAGAAGTTGAATGTTGTACAGGCTTTTTTAAATGCTGCATCTTTACAGGGTGATATTAATAAAAAGAAGGCTGAAGCTGATTTGATTGCGTCTCAGACAGAAGGACAGAATCTTAATAATTCGGTGTTTATGCAGAAGTTTGCTACTGATGAAGCTGCAAAAATTGCTAATACAGAACAGACTAAGGCTCAGATTGCTCTAGTTAAGGCTAATACTAAATTGGCAGAGATTGAAGGTGATTATAAAGCTGAGGAAATACAGTTAAAGATTGATAACATGATTGCTGATTTAAAAAATAAAGGTCTTACTGCTAATCAGATTATTGCTACGACTAGAAAAACACTTACAGAAAATTTTAAAATGTCTAAAGAAGCTGAGTTGGTTGTACAGGACATTATATATAAAAAGCTTGAGATTCAAGGATTGGAACATAATATTGATTATGCTATTAAACATGGTCTTCCTGTTGGACAGACTGGAGGTTCTATACTTGGCGTTGCGCCTTCGGCTGTAGAGTCTGTTATTAATTGGATGACTCCTTATAGAAGCAATCCTGGCGATTTTAAATTTTATTTTAATAAGAATGGAAATACTGTTGCATATATGAAAGATAGAGATGCTGAGGCTGAACTTTGGGAACTTATAAATAATTCTTGATTTTTGTCTTATTATTTTTTATAAATTTAAGTGTAGTGTATCTATAAGGTCTGCAAGATGATTTTGAAAAAGTTTGACAGAAGATGCAATCTATTTCTAAAACCCACTGCGGACCTTTGTTATATCCATTTTTAGGAGGTTATGGGTGCGTAGAAGGACCCGCGGTAAACGCATTAAGAAGGTCTTTAAACCACGTGGTGGAATAAGACTATGATTGGTAAAGGTAACGATTGCTTGTTTCCTTTATATCTTCCGATTCCCGGCTATTCGGAGAAATTAAGAGTGCGTTGTAGTCATTGTATAAATTGCAAAATTCACCGTGCACAGGAATGGTGCTTAAGACTTGAAATGGAGTCTAAATATTGGCAAGATTGTTGCTTTGTTACTTTGACTTATAATGATGAAAA